GTGGCATCACAGCCTCGTCCCGTTCTCACTGCGGGCATCTCGCAAGAGGAAGACGGGCTTGTGACACGAGAGTGCAAGACGCTCGGTATCAACCGCGCCAACTTCGTTCGCATGTGCGTTGCCGACTACTTCATCGAGAAGGAGAACCGCTGATGTTCAGGACCGCTAACCCCGACAGTTTCTTCCCGCCCATCCTTCAGGCCTACACCAAAGAGAATTTCGTCTTTCAGCTAGTGCTGACTGCGGGGATCATCGGTGGGATCTGGGTCAAGGAAACGATCGAGAACCACCGCAACACGATCAAGGACCAGTAGAGTCCATCGCTCAAGAAGCTAGAACCCACATATCTCGGGTTTTAGTTTTGCCTCGAAAGGAGACAAACATGCACGCAATTGTGGATGAGGCGCAATATTTCGAACGAACTGGTCAGTTGTTCCCCCTAGGTGTAAGGACGGAGAAAGAAATGCGCTCACGAAAGCTCAACCCTGATCGTGTACGCCGGCACATGGCTCGGTCGACTCCAGATCGTACTCAGATCCACCTCGATCCGATGGATGATGCCTATCAGTACAAGTACAACACGTGGCTGCGCACCTTTGCCAAGCGTATGCGAATCAAGCATGGTCCAGAAGTCCAGATCGAGATCTTCCACGACCCGATGCTTGCGCAGTTTCCCAATGGTATGGCGTTTGTCGCCCTAGTTCGTAAGGAGAAGTCATGAACTTCCTGATTGTTCAAGAGTGCGGACGGAAGTGGTATCGCCGGAGCAGTTGGCGAGGACCATTGTTTCGAACGTTTCATCACGGGTTTGCTGTTGGCCCGATCATGTTCATAGGACGGAAGTGGCGTTCATGAACCCATACTGGTCATATCTCTTGACTGCTGTTGGTGTCTTCGGACTCTGGCTTGCAGGTCGTAAGGACCGTCGTGGTTGGATGGTCGGCGTCGGTGCTCAGGTCTTGTGGATTGCATACGCCACGGCAACACAGCAGTGGGGCTTCTATATCTCTGCTCTTGCCTATGGCTGGGTCTACATCAAGAACGCTCGTGCATGGAAGCCCATAGATCCCGGGTGGAGAGCATCTTGTCTCGACTGTAACTGGCGAAGTCCGGACTACAACACAGCACAAGAGGCAATAGCAGATAGCGATATTCATGCTAAGACTGCTAACCACATGGCTCGCATCGGTTATGACAAGGAGAAGTGATGCAGAAACGACACGTCAAGGTCTGGGTCACAAAGACGAACCATATCTGGGCTTCTGAAGCGACCGGTCTTCCTCTCGAGGAGATCAAGCGTCGATACGAAGAGGCACATGCCCAGAAGGTTGTCTGTACGATCACGGCGACGTTCTACGGGAACTACGAGGAGGATCATGGTCGACCTTTGGCCCCACCAAGTGAAGGCAGTCCGGGAACTCCATAACGGCTCTATCCTCTGCGGAGACGTTGGGGTTGGTAAGTCGATGACTGCTGCGGCTTACTACATAGGACGTGAAGCGCCGAAAGATGTGTACGTCATCACCACAGCCAAGAAGCGTGACTCTTTGGACTGGGTGGGCGAGTTTGCCGCATTCGGTGTGGGAAGGTCTAAGGACGTGACGTGTGCTGGAGTACTGACCGTCGACTCGTGGAACAACATCAGCAACTACAGTGAGGTGGAAGATGCCTTCTTCATATTCGACGAGCAACGACTGGTTGGCGCCGGAGCTTGGACAAAAGCTTTCATCAAGATCGCAAAGAAGAACCGCTGGATTCTACTTAGTGCAACTCCAGGGGACACATGGCTTGACTACATCCCGGTTTTTGTGGCTAATGGCTTCTACAAGAACCGGACCGAATTCAAGAGAGAGCATGTTGTCTACAACACCTTCTCCAAGTTCCCCAAGGTGGATCGGTACACGAGCGTTGGAAGGCTCGTAAAGCACAGGAACAGCATTCTGGTAGAGATGCCCTTCCATAGGTTGACCAAGCGTCACTCCGAAGATGTCAAGGTGAACCACGACATCGAGAAGTTCAACCAGGTGATGAAGAACAGATGGCATGTCTACGAGGACCGTCCAATCCGGGACGTAGCCGAGATGTTCATGCTGATGCGCAAGGTGGTCAACTCTGATCACTCACGTCTTCAGGCCGTACGTATCCTGATGAAGAAGCATCCGAAGCTGATTGTGTTCTACAACTTCAACTTCGAACTGGAAGCATTGCGCACGCTCTCGAAAGATGTGACTGTGGCTGAGTGGAATGGTCACAAACATGAGCCAATACCCGATGGAGACTCGTGGGTGTATCTTGTGCAGTACGTTGCAGGGAGCGAAGGATGGAACTGCACGTCTACGGACGCCATGGTCTTCTACAGCATGACCTACTCGTACAAGAACTGGTATCAAGCCCACGGACGTATTGACCGGTTGAACACCAAATTTGTGGACCTGTACTACTACCGGCTCATGTCAAATTCTGCCATAGATCTGGCAGTTGCGAAATCACTGAACGGAAAGAGAGCGTTCAACGAGTCCAGTTTCGGCATCAAATTCTGAGGGTTTTGACGCTGAAAAAAAGTTTTGGCAGAAATGACATGTCTCGAAGAGGGCAAAAAGGGGGTCCTTAGGCCTCTGACCTGCGGTTATACCACTTTTCGTGAAATGCCACAAATGCCAAAACTTTGCTCTAACTCTATTTTCCTGTGTCTTAGTTAATATACGTACATTTACATAGGTTTTATAGAGCTGCTTTCGAAAGCATTCTTGGCAACGTTTTTGACATGTCTCTCAAGTACACGAAAGGAACCTGATGCCCGACGAACAACTTGATATTGATGGCTTTCCCGACTACAGCGTCGATGTGTATGGTGACGTATGGAGATCTGATGGCTATCGACTAACAACCTCTCTGAATCAGCAGGGTATTCCGTCGGTCCGTCTGATGCTGGCTGGCGATCCATCGGCATATCGTCGCTCGGTCTCTCTGCTTGTTGCGAAGACGTTCTTAGCCGACTCGCAGTATGACACAGTGCGTGGTGGCGATACCCCAACACCTATCCACCTCGATGGCGATCGCATGAACTGTCGAGTGGACAACCTCATGTGGCGACCACGTTGGTTTGCCCGCATCTATCACAAAGAAAGGATCAAGGACCCATTCCCCAATTGGAAGAAGCCATTCGAGCTTCTCGAGACAGGAGAGATCTTTGCACACCCAAAAGATTGTGCCGTTCAGTACGGTCTTCTCGAGGGAACTAACCAAGGTATTCACATCGCTTTGGTGAACAAACAGCACGTCTTCCCGACCGGTCAGAGTTTCTGGTGGTATGACTAATTCGTATATTGAGCAGCACGTTAATCGTGCCCTATAATAGAAGGGACTAAGCCTATGTTTCTGCCAACGACTTTTGGGGAGAATACTCATGCTCGAGCGCGACTACCAAGCCCAGCTCATCAAAGAGTTGCGCCACAGGTTTCGTGGATGCATCATCCTGAAGAACGACACGGACTACCTGCAGGGCATGCCCGATCTCACCATCCTGTTCAAGGACAAGTGGGCGATGCTCGAGGTGAAGGCTTCCATCGACGCTCCAACTCAGCCCAACCAAGAGTACTACGTGGACGAGCTGAACAACATGTCCTTCGCGGCATTCATCTACCCCGAGAACGAGAACGACGTCTTGAAGGCGCTCGCTGTCGTGTTCAAACCTCGTCGGCAGGCACGCGCACAACAGCGCGAGTAGCCCCGAAACTAGGAGGCTAAATTTATGCTCTTCAACCCGCACACCAATCTCATCGGACAACACGCGTTTCTGTCAGCATCGAAGTATGCGTGGGTCAACTATGATGAGGAGAAGATCGACCGTGTCTATATTGCCAACTTGGCAGCAAGGCGTGGAACCGAACTTCACGAGTTTGCACATGAGGCAATTCGGTTGGGCATCAAGCTTCCGAGAACAGAGAAGACTCTTCATCTCTATGTCAACGATGCGATCGGGTTTCGGATGGCTTCAGAGCAGATCCTGTACTACTCGGACAACTGCTTTGGAACAGCCGACACCATATCCTTCAAGCGTAATAAGTTGCGGATTCACGACCTTAAGACCGGCGTGGGTCCTACATCAGAACACCAGCTCGAGATCTACGCTGCAATGTTCTGCCTCGAGTATCGGATCAAGCCTTTCGAGATCGAGACTGAGCTTCGGATCTACCAGAACGATGAAACACGGATCTACGAAGCAGACCCAGATGTAATCGTCCATATCATGGATAGGATCATCACGTTCGACAAGCGAATTCAAGCCATCAGAATCGAGGCCATGCAGTGATCGTAGACATCGAAGACTATCTCGCTCACTATGGCACGGCCCGCAAGTCAGGTCGTTATCCTTGGGGCTCAGGTGGCACAGAGAACCAACGCAACAAGAACTTCCTCGACTATGTTGAGAGCATGAGGAAGCAAGGACTCACAGACACGGATATTGCGAAAGGGCTCAGCGATCCTGAAAACGGATTCAAGATGACCCGCACTGATCTGCAGGCGATGAAGACCATTGCCAAGAACGAGCAGAAGCAGGCCGCCATATCTACCGCTCAGCGCCTAGCAGCAAAGGGCATGTCCACGAGTGCTATCGGTCGACAGATGGAGCTCAATGAGTCATCTGTTCGATCACTGCTTGCTCCCGGTCAGATGGAGAAGGCAAAGGCTCTCATGTCAACGGCGACCATGCTTCAAGGTTACGTGGACAAGAAGGGTTTCATCGATGTTGGTGCTGGAGTTGAGCATCACCTGAATCTCAGCCGCGACCGCCTAGACAAAGCGATTGCGATCCTGAAAGAACAGGGCTACGCATACCACAAGGTTCAGATCGATCAGCTTGGTACTGGTGGTAATCAGAAGACCACCATCAGAGTGTTGGCTCCTCCCGGAACCACATACCGAGACATCGTGATGAACAAGGGTGACATCAAGTCGGTAACTGAACACACCGATGATGGTGGCCTCTCGTGGTCCGGTCTTCTTCCCCCGTTGAACATCAGCTCCTCTCGAGTTGGCGTTCGATACAAGGAAGAAGGTGGCGATGAAGCTGATGGCGTGATCTATGTCCGTCGTGGCGTGGATGATGTGTCTCTCGGCAAGAATCGCTATGCCCAAGTTCGTGTTGCTGTGGATGGCTCGCACTACCTCAAAGGTATGGCCATGTACAAGGATGACATGCCGAAAGGCGTCGACCTCGTATTCAACACAGTCAAGAGCGACACAGGCAACAAGCTGGACGCGATGAAGAAGATGCAGATCGACAAGGCAACCGGAAAGATCGATGAAGGCAATCCCTTCGGCGCTGCAATTGGTGCTGCTGGGCAGATCAAAGGCCTCGGTCCTGATGGTAAAGAGCGTGCAACCTCTGCCATGAATATGGTCAACCAAGAAGGCGATTGGGACAAGTGGTCGAGAAACCTCTCATCCCAGATGCTGTCGAAGCAGAGTCCCGAACTCGCTAAGGCACAGTTGGCCATGACGTACGACAAGAAGAAGCTCGATCTCGATGAGATCTCCGCTTTGACCAACCCTGTTGTCAGAGCCAAGCTTCTCCAGTCGTTTGCGGATTCGGCAGATTCGTCAGCAGTGCATCTCAAGGCTGCTGCAATGCCTCGTCAGAGTTCGCATGTCATCCTTCCAGTTCCAAAAATGAAGGAAACCGAAGTTTATGCCCCCAACTTCGACAATGGGACTCGAGTCGCACTGATTCGTTACCCCCATGGTGGCATATTCGAGATTCCTGAGTTGACCGTCAACAACAAGAACCCTGCTGCGATCAAGCTTCTCAAGGGTGCTACAGATGCAATTGGGATCAGTTCTAAGGTGGCCGAAAGGCTGTCTGGTGCAGATTTCGATGGCGACACAGTCCTTGTCATACCCAATGGCAAAGGTGAAATCAAGACTTCTCCTCCACTAGCACGTCTTGTTGGTTTCGACCCCAAAACCGAGTACCCAAAATATGATGGCATGGTCAAGATGACCGTCCAGACAAAAGGTACCCATATGGGTGACATCTCGAACCTCATCACGGACATGACTATCCAAGGTGCAACATCGACCGAGCTTGCTCGAGCAGTTCGGCATTCCATGGTTGTCATCGATGCAGAGAAGCACAGTCTCGACTACAAGCGGTCTGCCACTGATCATGGCATCAAGGCCCTCAAGGTCAAATATCAAGGTGGGCCAACAGCAGGTGCATCAACCCTCATTTCGAGGGCCACTGGTGAGAAGACCATCAATGCAAAAAAGCCCCGCCCTGCCAAAGATGGTGGCCCTATTGACAAGAAGACGGGTGCTCTAGTCTTCGTCCCAACAGGCGAGAACTACACCCGTACTACGGTCAACAAGAAGGGCGTCTCGAAGGACACGGTCGTCTTCAACAAGCAGCGTTCACAGAAGCTGATTGAGACCACTGATGCACGCACTCTCCTATCCAAGGATGGTGGCACCAAGATAGAGCGTGTCTATGCAGAGCACTCTAACAAGCTGAAAGCATTGGCTAACACAGCAAGGCTTGAGATGGTCCACATCAAGACCAACAAGATCTCAGATTCAGCAAAGGCCGCCTATGCTCCAGAAGTAGCCTCCCTCGTTTCTAAACTGACCCTCGCCCAGAGAAACGCCCCCCTTGAAAGACAAGCCCAGGTCCTAGCAAACGCGGTCATCGCCGCTAAGCGTGCATCTAATGGTGACATGGAGAAGTCTGAACTCAAGAAGCTCAAGTCTCAAGCACTTGATGCTGCTCGTACAAGGACTGGTGCAGAGAAGCAGAAGATCATCATCACACCCAACGAATGGGCTGCTATACAGGCAGGTGCAATCAGCAATGACAGGTTAGGTAAGATCCTTGACAACGCTGATCTAGATGTAGTCAAGGCATTGGCAACACCAAGAGTACAGTTGCTGATGACATCTGCTAAGACTGCTAAGGCTGCAAGCATGGCTGCACGTGGCTACACACAGGCAGAGATAGCGTCTGCTTTAGGCGTCTCTGTAACAACACTCAAGACAAGCATCTAGAGAGAGAGGATGAGGTGGCACAGTACATGCTAACAACAGTGGACAATCCATTCAATCCTTTCACTCACTTCGATGAGTGGCAGGCATGCGATGAAGCACTAGGACACTACACATCATCGTTCCTTGCAAGGATTGTCAAGACTTCAGATGATCTGTCTGAAGCCGATCAGAACCTTGCAATCATGCAGGCAATTGATGAGATTGTAGAGGAGAATGTTCTTGGACTGTACAGGAAAGTCGATGCACAGGGTGAGCCAGTAATCTCATCTTGACTTAGTACAGTGGTTGTGTTTTGAGTTTGGAAAACTCTTGCGCAATTGAATAGCGATGCAGTTAGTCGTTGAAAAGAACTATCAGTTTGTGTGCGTACAACATTTGGTCCCGAGATTTGAGGATGAAAAATTTCTTAGATCTCGGGACTATTTGTTGGGGAGGGGGGGGACCCTCGCAAAAGAGACCCCCCCTCTGCATCGCCGCACCCTATATTTTAGCCCCGGGGGTACTTTTGGTGGGAAGCTTCCGGTTTCTACTCCTGTTAGACCCCTACGAAAGGCTTTGACATGGCAACTCTTTACGTAGTTCTGTTCCTTCTCTCTGCGGTGTGCTTCCTTCTTGCCGCATTCTCGGTCCCAGTCCAGAAGATCAACCTGCTAGCCCTCGGTTTGTTTTTCTGGGTGATGGTACCCTTGATCATCGCGTTGCAGTCTCTTTAGAGCCCTCCAAAACTCACTAACAACTACTACCGAAGGGAGTTGATTCTATGGCTACTCGTCGAACAAACACTCCTGAAGAGAAGACAACTAGACGAAGACCTGCGACAACTCCAGAGGCTCGTGAGAACCAGCTCATTGCACAGGCTGTTGACCTTGCTGAGAAGCAGATTACAAACGGAACAGCGTCTGCTCAGGTGATCAGTCATTTCTTGAAGCTCGGTTCCTCTCGCGAGAAGCTTGAGCAAGAGCGATTGGTGAACGAGAACAGTCTCTTGAAGACAAAGCGCGAGTCTCTCGAATCGCAGGCACGTGTTGAAGAGATGTACAAGGACGCACTCAACGCGATGCGCTCGTATTCTGGTCAGCCGGCGTTAGAGCAGACCGAAGAGTTCGATGATTAGGCGTTACTCGGAACTGAGAAGCCTCGATGATTTTTTAGAGCGCTACAAGTACCTTGCTCTTCGAGGTGGTGTTGGTGTTCGGACCTTCGGGTACGATCGTTACATCAACCAGCAGTTCTACACGTCAAGACAGTGGCGACAACTTCGCCAACACGTCATCGCGCGAGACAATGGCTGCGATCTAGGCATTGAAGGGTACGAGATCCACACTGGTCTTATTGTCCATCACATGAATCCGATGATTGCCGACGACATCTCGCATGGGGACTCAAGCATCCTTGAGCCAGAGTTCCTTATTACGACAACGCATCGAACCCACAACGCAATCCACTATGGAGATGAGAAACTGCTGCCGCAGATTCACGTTCCACGAAGTCGTGGTGATACCAAGTTGTGGTGACCAAGGGGGTTTTGCTAAACGGGGTAGTCTGGGAGTTTTGATCCACGCATGAACAGATCTTTAGTAGGCGCCGACAAGCGTCAAGAGATTTTTGAGGCTCGTAAAGAGAATGCTCGACTGAGTCAGACAATCAAGTACCTCCGCAATGAGGTTTCGAGGTTGGCTATCGCACTCACGACAATAGATGCTCTCAGAGTACGACAAGAACCAGTGATCATACGAATCGATCTTGAGAAGGATCTCTCTTCGCGTGAAACTGAAATTCTGCTACGCATCATGGCGGGCGACAGCACTGCGGCAATGGCCAAGCGCTTCTTCATTAGCGTATCAACGGTCAAGTCGCTCATTCAAAGCGTGTACATCAAGCTTGACGTACATAACCGAGGGGGTGCAACGGCAGCCGGCTTTCGCCTTGGTCTAGATCCACTCAGTAACGACGTTGTCGTTTCCACACCAATCGATAGGACAGCATGATGGACGAAATCGAAGAGAACCATGACGAAGAGGATGTCGCTGCAGCTCTCGAGCGCGACACCCTTGACGGTCCGGGCACCGACGACGAAAGTTCTCTTCCCGAGAGCGACTTCGAGTCCTTCGCCGAGGCCGATGTCGAGAAGGAAGACGTCTGATGGCAACCATCGCATACGACCGCCCCGTCGACGACTTCATCTCTCGCCTCAACGCAACTGGACACGTGAGTCACAGGGCATACCGGAAGACTTCGGTCACTGTGCATCACAACGCTGGTCGTCTCTCGCACGAGGGTGTCCTCAACGTCTGGAAGTCTCGTCCAGCTTCGGCACACTTCGACGTTGACCGCGCTGGCGCAGTTGCCCAGTACGTCAAGGTCAACGAGTACGCATGGGCCGCGGGCAACACTGCCGGCAACCAGACATCGATCCACATCGAGATGGCCAACTCAGAGGTTGGTCCGAACTGGACCATCGGCGACGCCACGTGGAAGGGTACTGCCCGTCTTGCGGGTTGGCTCTTTGCCAAGGTGATTGGCGTTCGTCCGAGTTCGAGCAACTTCTTCCAGCATGAGCACTGGTCTGCCACTGCTTGTGCCGGTCCTTACACCGACAAGGTGTGGTCGAAGATCATGTCCGAGGCACAGACTGCCTATGACACGTTCAAGGCCATCAAGATCGGCGTTCCTCCGGTCAAGCACCCGCCCGTCGGCAAGGCTCCGGCGTTCCCTCTGGCTAACGGCTCGTACTTCGGCCCGAAGCGTGGTCCGAACAACTGCATCTCTGGCTACTACTCGCACCGAGCAGATCTGAAGGCTTGGCAGCAGCAGATGCACAACCGTGGTTGGACGATCGATGTCGATGGTCTGTTCGGCGACGGTACCGCTCGTGTCGTTCGCAAGTTCCAAGCAGAGAAGCACCTGACCGTCTCGGGTCTCATCAACCCTCAGACTTGGGCCGCTGCTTGGAACGCCCCGCTGTAACAAAGAGTCAAAATGAGAGTCAACCTAGGAGGTGACCAACATGGACAACAGCATTCTCAACACAACCAAGAAGATCTTGGGCATCGAAGCTGACTACACGGCCTTCGATGAGGACATCATGATGCACATCAACTCCGTCTTCGCCACTCTGAACCAGATGGGCATCGGACCAGAGGACGGATTCTGGATCGAAGATGCTGTAGCCCAGTGGGACAGCTTCACTATGGGTGATCGCAAGCTCAACTCGGTCAAGACCTACGTGTACTTGCGTGTTCGTCTTCTCTTCGACCCGCCAACCACGTCGTACCTCATCGGTGCGCTGAAGGAGCAGGTCGCAGAGTTCGAATGGCGTCTCAACGTCAAGAGGGAAGGAGAATCATGGACGAGTCCAAATCCGGTAGTGGTGGATCTGGAGGCGTAACCGACGTTGTCCTTGCCCACTACGGAACCAAGGGCATGCATTGGGGTGTTCGGACCAAGAGCCAGTATTCCGAGACCACATCGAAGTCTGAAGTCGCAATGAAGGAACGTCCGGGCAAGAAGCTCCGAACCAAAGGCGGGAAAGAGCTTCCGGCATCTGCAGATGCCAAGAAAGTGGCGGTATCGAAGCAGCAGGCTCGAAAGAGTTCGACTGACTCGCTGTCAACGAAGGATCTGCAGGAACTTGTCAACCGGATGAATCTTGAGCAGCAGTATTCCCGGCTTGACCCGAATGCCCTCAAGAAGGGGGCTGAATTCGCGAAGAAAGCGACAAAGGACAAGACGACCAAGTCGCTCATTGGCGGAACACTCAAGGTTGGGATGCTTGTTGCAAACGATCCGCGGGTATCCATCGGCATGAAGGTAGCCGAGGCGTTCTTGCAGGTCAGTTCCAAGAAACCCGGCAAGAAGAAGAAGTAGAAGGGAGGGTTGGCGATGACGCTATCGAACAAAGCGGTACCGACGTACTACGGTCAGTTTCGTGAAGCGGTGCTACATGGCGATATTCCGGTAAACCGGGAGGTCACACTGGAGATGAACCGCATTGACGCGCTCATCGCCAATCCGAACATCTACTACGACGATCAAGCCGTTGAGGGGTTCGTTCTATATTGCGAGAACGAACTTACTCTCACTGACGGAGGTGACTTACATCTTCTGCCCACGTTCAAGTTGTGGTCAGAGCAGATATTTGGGTGGTACTACTTCGTCGAGCGTAGTGTTTACGAACCAACGCCCGATCATCATGGTGGTCGCTATGTCCAAAAGACAATCAAGAAGCGACTAACCACGAAGCAGTATTTGATCGTCGCTCGAGGTGCAGCGAAGTCGATGTATGCATCCTGCATCCAGAGTTATTTCCTCAACGTTGACACAGCAACGACGCATCAGATCACAACTGCGCCGACGATGAAGCAGGCAGACGAAGTTATGTCTCCCTGCCGGACTGCGATCACTCGTAGTAGAGGTCCACTCTTCAAATTCTTGACCGAAGGTTCAATGCAGAACACTACCGGCTCTCGGGCCAACCGTGTGAAGCTTGCTTCGACCAAGAAGGGCGTCGAGAACTTCCTTACCGGGTCAATGCTTGAGGTTCGCCCGATGGCCATCAACAAACTTCAGGGTCTACGACCCAAAATCTCAACGATCGATGAGTGGTTGTCTGGTGATATTCGGGAAGACGTCGTTGGTGCAGTCGAACAGGGTGCATCGAAGCTTGATGACTACCTGATCGTCGCGATTAGCTCCGAGGGAACAGTTCGAAACGGCAGTGGTGACACGATCAAGATGGAACTCGCCGATATTCTCAAAGGCGACTTCGTTGCACCACATGTTTCGATCTGGCACTACAAGTTGGATGAACTTGAGGAAGTCAATGACCCATCGACTTGGCTTAAGGCGAACCCAAACCTCGGAAAGACCGTCACGTATGACACATACCATCTCGATGTCGAACGAGCCGAGAAAGCTCCTGCTGCTAGGAATGACATCCTTGCAAAGCGGTTCGGTATTCCGATGGAGGGCTACACATACTTCTTCACATACGAAGAGACACTGACACATCGCCCTCGAGAATTCTGGGAGATGCCTTGCGCCATGGGCGCGGACCTTTCACAGGGTGACGACTTCTGTGCGTTCACATTTCTCTTCCCGTTGAGGACTGGTTTCGGCGTAAAGACCCGAAGTTATATCTCGTCGCTGACTTTGATGAAACTACCGGGCGCAATGCGTCACAAGTACGATCAGTTCATCAACGAAGGCAGCCTTCATATTCTCGAGGGAACGATCCTCGACATGATGGAGGTGTACGAAGACCTTGAGTCGTACATCGAGGACCAGAGGTTTGATGTTCGTGCTTTTGGGTTCGACCCATACAACGCCAAGGAGTTTGTGAAACGCTGGGAAGCGGAGAACGGACCCTTCGGTATTGAGAAGGTTATTCAGGGCGCCAAGAGCGAGTCAGTTCCACTCGGTGAACTCAAGATTCTGAGTGAAGAGCGTCTGCTCATATTCGATCAGGATCTAATGTCGTTTACGATGGGTAATGCCATCACGCTCGAAGACACAAATGGTAACCGCAAGCTCATGAAGAAGCGACAAGACGAGAAGATCGACAACGTGGCAGCCTTGATGGATGCCTACATCGCATGGAAAGCCAACAAGGAGGCATTCGAATGACACAATTAGCTGAGAAACCACCGATCGATGAAGTCGTCGAGCACTTCGGGACCAAAGGCATGCACTGGGGAGTTCGCAAGGGTAAGGGGACCACTGGCGTCTCCCGATCTTCCGGCGCACTCATCGACCGCAACGCCCGGACGACGAAGATCATCAAGGACGCTCAGTCCGGCAAGAAGTACAAGGTCTCGGTCGCTGTCGGCAAGAAGATCCTTGGCGCCGAGCAGCAGCAGCGGAACTGGAAGATGAATCTGGCCACGATGAAGGCTCAGGACAAGCGTCTGAAGGCCGGAAAGCAGAACTGGTCAGACCGCATCGACAAGTACGCAAATGTCGGTCTTCTGGACCTCGGTATCACAGCGACTCCGCGATGACTGAGCTTCCCAGCGAGGTGGTCCTCGCGCATTACGGCAAGAAGGGCATGCACTGGGGCGTTCGTCGAGACGCAGAGACTGGCGTTCGACCCGTTGCTCAGAAACTCAACGACAGCAAGTTCGGCAAAGCATCCGCCGCGAATGCTGATCGTTACAACAAGAAGCAGAGCGCCAAATCTGCGAAGAAAGCTGCTTCGGCAGAGAGAACGCAGGCGATCTATGGCGCTCGTGTCCGGCAAGAGGCTCGTGGGCGCAAGTACCAAGAGTCTCAGGGTGATCTGATGGTGGCCCGTACGAACAAGGGCAAAGACCGAGCCGAGAAGACCATGCGAAAGCTGGAGAAGGACTTCTACACCAGCGGAGATGCTCAGATGGCAATGCAGGCAACCCGAGGCGAGAAGATCACTGCCGGGATTGTCTACGGCGCTGCTGGACTCATCGCTGTTGGCATGATTCTCGGCCAGAAGTAGGTCGCCATCTATATTCAGAAAGGAGGTGACTCATGGCACTCGGATCAAGGATCAAACATGCGTGGAGTGCGTTCACAGTTTCGAATGAGAGCGAACTCACCAACGACTTCTCATATTCGTCGGGAAGCGCAAGTTATGGTGCTCGACCAGATCGAGTAAGACTTCGTTACTCGAACGAGCGATCGATCATCTCCTCTATCTACACCCGTCTCAGCATTGATGTTGCGTCAGTGGATCTTCGACACGTTCGTTTGGACGAAAAGAAGCGATACCTGAAGGACGAGGATAGTGGTCTCAACGCTTGCTTGACTATTGAGGCCAATCTTGACCAAGCCGCTCGCGCTTTCCGGCAGGATGCAGCAATGACTCTCTTTGACAAGGGCGTTATTGCGATTGTTCCGGTAGACACGTCACTCGATCCGTCGAGTTCAGGGTCGTTCGACATCAAGACCATGCGCGTTGGTGAGGTTGTCACGTGGTATCCAAAGCATGTCAAGGTCAGTCTCTACAATGAGGCAACTGGTCTGCGACAAGACATCGTCCTCGAGAAGAAGTTCGTGGCGATTGTTGAGAACCCACTGTATTCGGTGATGAACGAGTCGAACTCGACTCTGCAGCGACTCATCCGGAAACTCAACCTTCTCGATACCGTCGATGAGGCTTCAAGTTCGGGCAAACTCGACCTGATCATTCAGCTTCCATACGTCATCAAGTCTGAAGCCAGACGGCTGCAGGCAGAACAGCGTAGGGAAGACATCGAGTTCCAGTTGAAGGGTAGCAAGTACGGCATCGCCTACACAGACGGTACCGAGAAGATCACTCAACTGAACCGGCCGGCCGAGAACAACCTCCTCGCGCAGGTCACCTACCTCACGACCATGTTGTATGGCCAGTTGGGTCTTACCGAGGAAGTCATGAATGGCACCGCGGATGAGAAGGCCATGCTGAACTACATGAACCGAACGATTGAACCGGTTCTGGCCGCGATTACTGAAGCAATGAAGCGCACCTTCCTCACAAAGACTGCGCGCTCTCAACTTCAGTCGATCATGTACTTCCGAGATCCCTTCAAGCTTGTCCCGATCGCATCGATCGCCGACATCGCGGACAAGTTCGCTCGGAATGAGATCATGAGTTCGAACGAGATCCGGCAGGTCATTGGCATCCAGCCTTCGACCGATCCGAAGGCGGACAAACTCCAGAACAGCAACATGCCAGCGGCAGCACCACCAGCAGCACCGCCGACAGCAGCCCCACCGGTCGATCCTTTGGCCAATGGTTCTACAAAGCGTGTCATGCCGGCTCCGTCGGGGTCAGCAACTTCAGTACGAACAAGTTAGGAAGGAGACAGTCAAAATGGCAGCAGAAGCCGATTTCAGCGGTTACGCAACCAAGGCTGGCCTCAAGTGCTCCGACGGGCGAACCATCATGCCTGAAGCATTCAAGCACATGGACGGTCAGAAGGTTCCTCTCGTCTGGCAGCATGGCCACAACGATCCCGCGAATGTCCTCGGACACGCGATTCTCGAAGCTCGTGAGGACGGCGTGTACACCTACGCCTTCTTCAATGAGAACTCCGGTGGCAAGAACGCCAAGGCGCTCGTTCAGCACGGCGACATCGTCGCGTTGTCCATCTACGCCAACCAGTTGGTTGAGCGTGCCAAGAGTGTGTTCCACGGAACCATCCGAGAGGTCAGTCTGGTCCTCTCAGGTGCGAACCCGGGCGCACTCATCGACAACATCAGCCTCGCGCATGGCGACGGGGACTTCGAGACGCTTGAGGACGAGGCCATCATATTCACAGGTCTCACTCTCGAGCACGAAGGTCTGGCACAGTCAGCATCCGCTGGCGAAGTGACAGTCAAGGATGTCTTCGACGCTTTCTCTCCCGAGGAGAAGGAGGTCGTGTACTTCATGATCGGCGATGCCGTCGAGCAGGCCAAGGCTGGCTCGGTTGCACAGTCGGGACTGGATGACACGGAGGTTGTCGATGGATCTGACGCAACCGATGCCGTGGTTCACTCCGCGGATTCCACCGTCAAGGACGTTTTCGAGACTCTCTCCGAAGAGCAGAAGAACGTCGTCTACTACATGATTGGTGCCGCGATCGACGCGTCTCAGTCAGCATCACACTCCTCTGACGACAATGCCGAAGAGGGCAACACCACCAACGAGGGCGACCTCAAGCACACGGAAGGAACCGTTGACATGACCAACGTCTTCGAGCAGAACGGCATTGCCCCTCAGGAGCGCGCCACGCTGACCCACGACCAGCTCAAGACCATCGTGGACGACGCGCAGAAGATCGGCTCCTTCAAGGAGTCCTTCCTCGCGCACGCGGTGGAGTACGGCATCGAGAACATCGACTTCCTGTTCCCGGACGCTCGGACGCTGGCCTCCAGCCCCGAGATGATCACCCGCCGGCAGGAGTGGGTGAGCGTGGTTCTCAACGGAGCCAAGAAGTCGCCCTTCTCCCGGATCAAGACGATCTCGGCTGACCTGACCCTCGACGAGGCCCGTGCCAAGGGTTACGTCAAGGCTGCTCTGAAGAAGGAGGAGTGGTTCGGTCTGCAGAAGCGCATCACCACCCCGACCACCATCTACAAGAAGCAGAAGCTGGACCGGGACGACATCGTCGACATCACCGACCTCGACGTCGTGGCTTGGCTCAAGGCCGAGATGCGCATCATGCTGGACGAGGAGATCGCCCGCGCCGTGCTGGTTGGCGATGGTCGTGAGATCGACGACGAGGACAAGGTCAACGAGACCAACATCCGTCCGATCGCGTACGAAGAGGACTTCTACGCGCACAAGACGATCATCGCGGCGAACGTCACCGGTGACGCCATTGTCGAGGCCATCCTTCGGGCACGTCCGAACTACCGTGGCACCGGGTCCCCGACCCTGTTCTGCACCGAGGGTCTGCTGACTGACCTGCTTCTGGTCAAGGACAAGCTCGGTCGTCGTCTGTACACCTCGCTGGACGAGCTGGCGGTCACGCTTCGCGTTTCGAAGATCGTGCCCGTTCCCGTCATGGAGTCGCTCACGACTGTCGGTGGCGAGATCCTCGCGATCGTCGTCAACCTGACCGACTACACCATGGGCGCAGACAAGGGCGGCTCCATCTCGATGTTCGATGACTTCGACATCGACTACAACCAGTACAAGTACCTGATGGAGACCCGCATGTCGGGTGCTCTGACGCTCTTCAAGTCTGCGCTGATCGTTCTGCGTGCGGCTGGTACTCAGGTTGAGGCGACGGTTCCGACCTTCGTTCCTGCCACTGGCGTTCTGACGATTCCGGCTGTCGCCGGCGTTGTCTACTCCACGAGCATCGATGGTGGCCCGACCAACGTGGTTGCCTCTGGTGCTCAGGCTGCGATCGCTGCTGGTACCAGCGTCGACGTGTCGGCTGCTCCTGCTGTGGGTTACTACTTCCCGCACAACTTCGACGCCGACTGGACCTTCACCCGCATCGCCTGACTCAAGGAGTAACAGATGGCAAAGTTCTACGGCGCAATCGGATTCGGCGAATCTGTGGAGACAGTTCCTGGAGTTTGGGAAGATCTCATCACCGAGCACAAGTACTATGGTGATGTTGTTCGAAACACACTCAAGGTCAAAGAGGGAGAGGCCATCAACAACGACCTCTCTGTCGGAAACTCCATCAGTATCGTCGCTAACGCATATGCCAACGAACATTTCTTTGCCATTCGCTACATCAAGTGGGCGGGGACTCTATGGACGGTTTCAAACGTCGATGTCGAGAGTCCCCGCCTACTCTTGAGGTTGGGAGGTGTCTACAATGGGCCAAAGGCTTGATCTCCAGACCCTTCTTGAAGGGATTCTGGGGAGTAGATTCGTGTACTTCCAACCACCAGCCAATGTGCAGATTCAGTATCCGTGTATTGTCTATGCGAAAGACAGTACCGATACTCGGTTCGCTGACAACAGTCCATATCGCCACACAAAGCGATACCAAGTGACCGTCATTGACCGGAATCCCGATAGTGAGATTCCCGATAAGGTCGCTGCTCTTCCGATGACCCTCTTCAACAGGTGGTTTGCGGCAGACAATCTCCATCACGACGTTTTCAACGTTTACTTCTGAAAGGAACAACCATCATGGCAGCTCTCACTTGGGACAACGTCGGCGAGCGGGTCTACGAGACCGGTGTCGATCACGGTGTCCTCTACATCCCCGATGTCGCTGGCGAGTACAGCACCGGCTTCGCGTGGAACGGCTTGGTGTCTGTCACCGAGTCTCCCTCCGGCGCCGAGGCCAGCCCGCAGTACGCGGACAACATCAAGTACCTGAACCTCGTCTCCGCTGAGGAGTTCGGTGCGACCATCGAGGCGTTCACCTACCCGGAGGAGTTCGGGCAGTGCGACGGCACGGCGGCACCCAAGGTGGGTGTTCTCGTCGGTCAGCAGGCTCGCAAGACCTTCGGTCTGGCCTACCGGACGAAGATCGGCAACGACCTCGAAGGCACGGAGCATGGCTACAAGCTCCACCTCGTCTACGGCGCTCTCGCGGCTCCGTCGGAGAAGGCCTACGCCTCGATCAACGACTCGCCTGAGGCGATCACCTTCAGCTGGGAGGTCACGACCACTCCGGTCAACGTCACCGGCCTGAAGCCCACCGCAGTTCTGACCATCGACTCCACCAAGGTGGATGCGGCGGACCTGACTGCTCTGGAGCTTCTGCTGTACGGCACTGGTGCCATCGAGCCGGAGCTTCCGCTTCCGGACGCGGTCATCGCGCTGTTCGTCACTCCGTAACTGGAGTCTAGATAGAAAGGAGCCAGAGAGTGCTCACACTAACTGTCACCATGTCCGAAGGATTCGACGAGAAGAAGAACGAGTTTGTTACTTCTGAGTCGTTCACTTTGGAGTTGGAGCACTCTCTGGCCTCCTTGTCAAAATGGGAGTCTTTCTTTGAGAAGCCTTTCTTAGGCCCGAAAGAGAAGACTTCCGAAGAGACATTGTGGTATGTCACAGCAATGACGATTACCCCCAATGTCCCGCCGGAGGTTTTCCAAAAACTCTCAAGCGACGACTATCTCGCTATCAACACATACATCAACGCGAAGATGACAGCAACATGGTTCAATGAGAAGGACGACACGAAGAAGAACCGTGATATCATCACGGCAGAGATCATCTACTACTGGATGGTTTCGCTTACCATTCCATTTGAGTGTCAGCATTGGCATCTGAACCGTTTGCTGACTCTGGTTCGTGTAATCAACCAGAAGAACTCGCCTTCAAAGAAGATGAGCCGTCGAGACATCGCTGCACGCAACCGTGATCTCAATGCGTCACGAAGAGCACAACTAAACACTTCGGGTTAAACCCAAGAAAGGAGAAACACATGGCTGACATTGTGCTCGGGTCCGATGTTCCCGAACTTTTGGTGATTCTGCAGTCCGGAGTCGCTCAGAAGTTCGCGATCACATTGGAGGTAGAGCCCGCTGATCTGGTCGACGTCGATTGCAAGCTTCAGTTCGGCGAGATCACCCATGTTGCCGCCCTTGAGGGTACGACCTACACATGGACTCTGACAGAAACCGACGTTGCCGCTCTGACTAACCGGCCGCCTGCTGTCCTGAGTCTCGGGAATGCCACCAGTCGGAACATCCTTGGTCGGGGGACAGTAGAGGTTCGACTGTGAAGATCGTTCTCGGCGAAACCCCGAATGTCACGGTTGTCGTCCCACCAGAACTTGTCGTCACGGTCAAACTTCCACAGAGACCGACTCTTGTCATTCAGGATGTCGCTCCGATCCCGTTGAGTTTCACGCCAATGCCGCGCCCCAATCTGTACGTCCCTGTTATTCCGGGTAGTCGTGGTGAAAAGGGTGACCCGGGATTACCGGGAGCCCCCGGTTTGAATGGCACCGGCCTGATGTCATGGACTTATATTCAGCCAGTCCCATCTGACACGTGGGTTATCGAGCATCCACTGGAGTACAAGCCGTCGGTCACCATTGTCGACAGTGCTGGGTCAGTTGTGTATGGCGATGTCTCCTACTCGGAGCAGACCGTAACCGTCCGTTTCTCTGCCGGTTTCTCCGGCACTGCATATCTCAGTTAGGACTTGAACATGGCTACAACCGTTTTCTTGAGCGACCTTGACCTGTCGGGTAGCCAGTTGCTCAACGCACTTGCGCAGAATCTTGCGGCTGCTCCAACACCGACAAAGGGTCGTCTCTTCTACAACACTGTCACCGACAAGCTTGGCTGCGGTAACGGAACCTCGTTCGACTATATTGGTGGTCTCGCGATCTCCAACATGGACGATGTCCCGGACAGTGCAACTCGCTTGGCATTTCTTCCGGCCGAGCGCACAAAGCTGAATGGGATCGCTGCAAACGCAACAGCCAATGCTGCTGACGCGACTCTTCTCGCACGTGGAAACCACACTGGGACTCAGTCAGCCGACACTATCCTCGATGGAACCACCAACCACGTGTTCACGGTTGCTGATGACACGAAGCTGACTGGCATTGCAACCGGTGCAACGGTAAACGCTTCCGATGCAGTCCTTCTCGCACGCGGGAACCACACCGGGACTCAGGTTGCTGCGACGATCAACGACTTCGCCACTGCAGCAGACCTTCGGGTGGTTGCAGGTATCACAGGCAAAGCTGATATTGCCAGCCCGACCTTCACCGGTACGGTTGGCGGTATCACGAAGACGATGGTTGGACTTGCCAACGCTGACAACACGACTGACGCTGCGAAGCCGGTATCCTCGGCAACTCAGACTGCATTGAACCTGAAAGCCAACCTCGCATCACCGGCTTTCTCTGGCACTCCGACGGGTTTGACCAAGGCTCACGTCGGTTTGGCCAATGTCGACAACACGACGGATGCTGCGAAGCCCATATCTACGGCTCAGGCCACGGGCATTGCTGGTGCCAAGGATCGTTCCCTTCACACCGGAACTCAGACTGCGGCAACCATCAGTGACTTCTCTGCGGCTGCAGATGCTCGCATTCAGTTGATCGTCAACGCTGCACCTGCTGCATTGGACACGTTGAACGAGTTGGCTGCTGCTCTTGGCGACGACCCGAACTTCGCTGCGACACTTACCACTCGACTGAATGCGGTCGATGCTGCGATTGCGCTTCGTGCTCTCGACTCCGGTGTCTGTCACAAGTTCAACACGACGATGGGGACTGGCGCTGCCACGACAATCGTGGTTACCCACAACCTGAACACACTCTATGTTACGACGTCGATCTGCCGGGTCTCCGACAACGCGTTTGTCATGTGCGATGTCGTGGCAACAACGGTGAACAGCATCACGCTGTCCTTCACTGTGGCTCCAGCATTGAACGCACTGCGCTTGTCTGTGCAGGGCTAACATGCCGGAGTTCATATCTGCACCTGTTGGTGTCACAAAGGCGCATGTCGGTTTGGGGAACGTCGACAACACAAGCGATGTCAACAAGCCGATATCTACTGCTACGCAGACAGCACTCGATGGCAAGAAGGACTATATTCCACCAGTGACAGTTAGCTGGATGGACACCTTCGATCGGGCAAATGCTACTGGCATAGCCAATGTCGGTAACGGTTGGACTGCATGGAATGTTGCCGATGGCGATATTGTCAGCAACAGTCTCGTCAGAACCGATGGCGGTGACTACCGGGAGTTTCTTAACCCGGCAACGGGAGTGACACTTCCTGCTGACTACACCGTCACTGCTGTCATGGCAACATCCGGTGCATCGGGTGGTCGGTTCTTCTACGGTCTCGTTGGCAGGTGGAATGGGACCAGTGGTGTGCGAGCCCTATTCACAACCGATGGCGCAAGTCTTGAGATAGGCGACTCTGAGGGCTACGGCCTGAACAACGTCTATGCTGGAACACCAACTCTCCCAGCAACATGGACTGACGCTGGCGATCACACGCTAGCCCTGCGCATGACTGGACCAACCATCGAGCTTATTTGCGATGGCGTGGTTGTGGTGTCTACCACTTGTTCGACAAACGCCACCCTCGAAGGCACCGGTTTCGGTATCTGTGGTGAGGGCAACGGCAAAATTTGGCGCTCGATTGGTGCATCAGGAACAACTGGCGGTGGTGAGCCTCTTGCTGCGAGTTCGGTAGGTTGGCCGCAACTCAATTCTGACCTCGGACCGCTTCTAGATCAGTTGGACACAGGTCGTGTTGCATCATATTCTACGAATGCTGTCGTGGATGCTGATGTGATAACCGAGAATGGGTTTTACTGGTGGGCAGGTACCGCTGTAACAACCGCTCTCGGAACCTCTGATGTCAACTTGTTCGTCTCATCTCAGGATTCGAACTACGTCAGTCAAATCGCTTGCGATCAGTTCAGTAATAGGACGTGGCATCGACAGAAGAATGGTGCTTCGAACTGGTTCCCATGGGCGGAGATTGCTCAGGATGCATTAGTCGTACATAAGACTGGTGACGAGACGATTGGCGGAAACAAGACCTTAAGCACTGGCCTTCTTCGGATGGGTGGCGCCGGAACTGGGTTGCCGACAGTCAATGCAACGAATGCTGGAACAAAGTTGGTGCTCTATGGCAGTGCGGGTGCAACAGCGACAAATCTTGCCATTGGCATTAGCTCAGGGAACATATTCTGGCTGTCAACAGCCGATAGCAGTGGCTCGTTCCGGTTCTATGCCGGTGCTGCCAACGTCGCAACCATATCTGGCGCAGGTGCTCTCGCTCTAGGTGGCCCGGCCACAATTACCAGTGAGAACTGGGTAGCAGCAACTCTGACAAACGCTTGGACCAACTATGGCGGTATCTACGAGGTCGCCGGTTACCGAAAGATGGCTGACGGAACTGTCATGCTTCGTGGTCTAGTCAAGACGGGCACTGTTGCCTTGGCTATATTTACACTTCCAGTTGGTTATCGCCCAGCAGGCGCATCCTTGTGGCAGCAATTGGCAAACCTAGGTACGTGTCGAATGGATGTCGGCAGCGATGGCACAGTCAAAGTCGCATCCTATATTTCACCCGGAACCAGTGCGCTTGTTTCACTATCTGGAATCCGGTTCTCAGTCAACGGCTAACAACGAAAGGAGGACCCCGACATGGCAAGACTTACTTGGAGCGCTGTAGGTGAGCGATTCTATGAGACAGGCGTCGATCGTGGCGTTCTGTATATTGCCGAGCAAGGTGTCGCTTGGGCCGGTTTGATTTCGGTCTCGGAGTCCCCCTCTGGTGGAGAGCCTCGGCCGTACTACATCGATGGCTTCAAGTTCCTCAACATCTCGGCCGCTGAGGAATTTGAAGCCACCATTAGCGCCTTCTACAGTCCACCAGAGTTCGCTGTGTGTGATGGCGTCTCATCCATATCCAACGGGTTGTTCGCAACACAGCAGCCTCGGCGTCCGTTCAATCTCTCATATCGCACGAAGTTGGGCAACGATGTCGATGGGCCGGATCATGCTTACAAGATCCACCTGATCTACAACGCGCTTGTTGCTCCGGCAGAGCGGTCGAACACAACCATCGGCGAAGCAGTCGAGCCAACTCCGTTCGAGTGGTCAATCACAACACAGCCGCCCATGCTGTCGGGTTATCGGCCAACGTCACACTTCGTGATTGACTCTCGGTCAACACCAGTCGCAACTCTCGCTGATGTTGAGGATATTCTCTACGGTTCGGTAAGCGCACCTCCAAGATTACCCACGCCAAGTGAACTTCTCACGATGTTCATGTCACCCATCGTACCCGAAGCCACATACGTTCGGTTCACTGCTACGGCAGCCATATTCTACCCGATTGTGGAACTTGCTCCCGGCTCAACGGCCGTGGTGTCTTGGGAAACTGAGGGCGGGATGACAGCGACTGTCACTGGAACAGAACCGACAATCAACTTCGGTGTCGCGGGAACCAACTATGTTCGGATGGTCGTCACTGATGGCGATATTCCGGCTTTCGATCAGGTTGTCATGCTCAACCTCGGTTTCCAGAACTCGGATGATGCAGGGCAATACCAGATGGGTGTTCAGTACGATACTGGATTCGAGCAGGTAACTGCTATCGAAGGTATTCCGCTGCTCACCAATTTGATTCGCTTCGCCGCAGCAAGGGTTCCTTTCACCTCAACACTGGACTTCACTGGTCTGTCTTCCTTGGAGTTCATCGAGTGCGCATATTCTGGCGTTCAGGGTGTGGACCTTACGGGCTGTACATCGTTGATCCGCATGTGTCTTGAGCAGACAAACCTCTTTGGTCCGTTGGATCTGAATCCTGTGGCAGGAAACCTTCGAGATCTTCGAAGTGCTCAGCAGGATAGTGGTGCACTAATGCTCGAGCCACTGATGTCGCCGATGTCGCAGTTGTATCACTTCTGCGTTCGAGATCAACTGGTTGTCAACCACCCGACTGGTGCATATTTGCCGGTGATCGAGGAACAGTGGGATTGGAACACCGAACAGGTTGGTGATCTGTCAATCACATCGACAGAGCTCACATCTCTTGCCGCCGCTAACAACAGGTGGACGAGCATATCCAGCATTGGCGGTGGACCAAACACCTACACCTACGACTTGGCTGGAAGCGTATTCCCACAGGCAGATGTTGATGCGATCCTTGCAGCAGCAAACGCTTGGGGGAACAGTGGAGGCTCTCTGGACCTGTCTGGTAGCGCAGCACCTAGCACTGATACCAACGTGCTGGCACTGCGTTCTCGAGGCTGGACAGTCACTGTAGCTGTCGGTAGTGGCACCACAACGGGCGTTCGGTTCGACGACTTCACCCGTGCTGATGTTACTGGTGCGGCCAACGTCGGGAACGGCTGGTTTGCTGGGTTGAATGCTGACGCGAACCTTGTCAGTAACGATCTCGTTCGTGTTGATAGCGGAGACTACCGTCTCTTCCTCAACCCGGCTGATGTCGACATGCCTGCTGACTACACCGTCACTGCTGTTATTCCGGGTTCGACTGTGTTCACCAACTTCTATGGGTTGGTTGGTCGATGGGATGGCTCCAACGGCGTCCGAGCGATGTTCACCGATGGTGGTGGCCTAAACCTCGAGATTGGTGACGCCATGTACTACGGTCAGAACAACGTCTATGCGGGAACGCCGGTGCTTCCTGCCGGATGGAGAGACAGTGGTCTTGACCACACTCTTTCGATGCGTATGACGGGAACACAGGTTGAGGTTATTTGCGATGGGACAGTCATCGTCACTGCGACGGTTCCAACCAACGCAACACTGACTGGATCTGGCTACGGGATCTGTGGCGAAGGCAACAACCGGGCATGGCGAAGCATCGGAGTAACGGTGCCGTAACACCTCGACTAGGAAGGAGGCTCTTGTACAATGACTAGACTTGATTGGGACAAAACCAGTCTGCGCCAGTACGAAACTGGTGTTGACCGAGGAGTATTCTACCCTCAAGGCGGGTTCGGAGAAGTCTGGAATGGACTGATCTCAGTACAGGAGTCTCCTTCCGACGTCGACGCGCAACCGCGCTATATTGACGGCGTGAAGATCGGGAATCGAGGACGACTTGGCGAGTTTGCCGGAACAATAGAGGCGTTCACATATCCCGATTCGTTCTACCAAAGCGTTCTCCTACAGAGGCGCCCAAAGTTCTTTGGGATGTCATATCGTGTTGAGACCGGTGACTCCCACAAGATCCATCTGGTCTACAAAGCACTACTTGCACCAGCATCGCGTGAGTATGTCCAGAGGGATTCCTCCATATTCAGTTGGGAATTCACAACTCGACCACAATTCATCGACGGTCGGCAAGCCACCGCACATTTGATCATCGACACCGCTGTGGCGTACACCGAGACTGTTGCCGAGATCGAGGAATTCCTTTACGGCTCGGACACAGAGATGGCTCGTCTGCCAACACCAGAGGAACTACTCGGCATATTTGAGCGGAACGCTCGGCTTAAGGTCGTTGATAATGGCGATGGGACCTTCACAGTAACTGGTCCAGACGAGGCGATCCAGATGCTCGACCCCACAACTTTCCAGATCACTTGGCCCTCTGCGGTCTACATTGACCCTGAAAGTTATACGATCAGTTCGCTCTAGATAGGAGATGTGATGGCCGTAGTTACTGGTTTTACCTCTGAACGAATGCTCGAGATTGAGGCCGCATCTGTTGTCGATGGCGACGTGGTTGACAACGAGCTTATTCTCACCACACGCGGTGGGGTTGAGATCAATGCCGGAGTTGTTCGAGGAACTCGTTGGGGGACAACCCCGATCTGGGTTTACGGCTCCATGGTCAATGTCGAGGTTACTTTTGCAGATGGTCTTCCTCCACAGATCGGCGACTTCGTAATCTCAACCAACGGCATGGGACCGGGTGGTGTCGCTAAGATCACGAACGTTGGCGATGCAACACATGCAACTTTGGAAGAGACTGGGCTTAGTCTTCGTGGTCCGGCTGCAGATGACACTGCTACTCGAGACTATGCCGACACACAGGATGCAGCGTACTTCGAAACTATGCAGACGTGGGTCGGGAACCAGATCAATACCGATGCTCTTGGTACAGGTGTTGATTTGAACAACATGACGACTACGGGAGCCTTTCAACAAAACGCAACAGCAAGCGCGACGTTGGCGTTGCATTACCCAGCGGCTATTGCTGGCCTTTTAGAGGTTCATGCAGCCACCACAACGATGATCTACCAGCGTTACACCGCATACAGCGGAGGTAACAATCGTACTTGGGTGCGAAACTTCTACTCAACGTCCTTGTGGTCGGCTTGGTTTGAGGTTTTTGTGGCTACGCCATGGATCAATGCGACACTCGAAAACGCTTGGGTTACCTACTCAACGGGATTCGACGTTGCTCAGTATCGGATGCTGGGCGATAAGGTGGAGCTTCGAGGACTCATCAAGAACGGTACCGCTACAGCCACAATGCTCACGCTTCCCGTCGGGTATCGCCCACTCAAAGACCAGATCTTCATTTGCTGGTCAAACACTGGCTTTGCTCGTGTTGATGTTGCCGCAGTTGGTAGCGTTCGTGTCGCTGCGTACGGCACTGGTGGATCAAACGTCTTCGTGTCTCTAGCAAACCTCTCTTTCTCGATCAGGTAAGGACAACCCATGGCAAGCGTTGCAATCAACATCCCAGACACACTTGTTCCTCGACTTCGTGCGGCGATGCGCAGTCGATTCCCAGAGTATGCCGCTCTGTCCGATGCCGCAGCATTCAAGGCGGTCACATCATCATACTGGCAGCAGGTTCTCGCGGACTATGAGTTCCAAGAGGCACAGAGAATCAGAGGCATCGAGTATCAGACAGCCATCGATGCTGCTCGTGCCGCAGCAATGACCGACGGCGCAACCATCACGTAGCAACTAGTCAAAATGGGAGTCCTTATGTCCATGACGTTCATACATAGCGGCTCCTTCGACAAAACGGAGTCGTTCCTCAAATCCGTATCGAAGCTAGATATTCCGGGCATTCTTCAGTCATGTGCCCGAGATGGCGTAAACGCTCTGGCACGGGCAACTCCGGTTGACTCTCGACTGGCCTCATCCTCATGGGGTTATGAAGTTTCTAGCTCCGGCGGTGGTTGCACCATTAGTTGGACGAACTCTGATGTGGAGAATGGATTCCCTGTGGCCATCATGCTTCAGTACGGCTATGGAACGGGTACGGGCGGCTACGTCCAAGGTCGGGACTACATCAACCCGGCAATGAAGCCAGTCTTTGACATGATCGCAGACAAGGTATGGAAGGCGGTGACATCAGCATGAGCGGAATTGACTCTCGCGTTGTCCAGATGAAGTTCGACAATGCTCAGTTCGAGGCAGGCATTCAGAAGACGCTTGGCTCACTGGCAGCCCTCAAGCAGGGGCTCAAACTGGACGGTGCTACTAAAGGCCTGAGCGATGTCAGCGCTGCAAGCAAGAACTTCTCCCTTGCGAACATCGCGTCTGGTGTTGACCAGATCTCGTCTCGATTCAGTGCAATGTCTGTTGTCGGTGTCGCTGCTCTGGCTACAATCGCAAGCAAAGCAGTATCTGTCGGCGCACAGATGGTCAAGTCCCTGTCTATGGATCAGGTTCTGGATGGGTTTGCTGACTATGAGTTGAAGGTCGGCGCTACTCAGAACATCATGGCTGGTACTGGAGAGAACATCCAGACCACGACCAAGTACCTCAAAGAGCTTGACATCTACGCTGACCAGACCATCTACAACCTTCGGGACATGACGAGTAACATCGGCAAGTTCACGAACGCTGGCGTCAAGTTGCCAGTTGCGGTTGAGGCAATGAAGGGTATCGCCAACGTCGCTGCACTCTCAGGTGCAAGTTCTGAAGAAGCAGCACGTGCGATGTACAACCTTGGTCAGGCAATCGGTCAGGGCAGCGTCAAGTTGATGGACTGGAAGTCTGTCGAGCTGGCCAACATGGGCACGATGGAGTTCAAGCAGCAACTCATGAACTCTGCAGAGGCGATGGGTACCTTGAAGAAGGGTACCGATGGCGTCATGCGGACGACCAAGGGTACTGCTGTCACGACGAAGAACTTCAGCAGCACGCTTGCTGAGCAGTGGTTGACGGCAGATGCTCTGACCAAGACCTTGAGCGCATACGCCAGCAAGACCACGGATATTGGTAAGAAAGCGTGGAAGGCGGCCACAGAGGTCAAGTCTTTCAGCATGATGACCGAGACTCTGAAGGCCTCTGCTGGTACTGGGTGGACGGACACGTTCGAGATTGCTCTTGGCACACTGCCTGAAGCAACCCAGATGTTCACGAGTCTGACGAACACCATCGGTGGGTTCATCGGAAGATCTGCCGACGCTCGCAACAAGGTAATGGGCGACTGGAAGGCTCTTGGCGGACGTGCTGCTGCTATCGACGCAGTCAAGAACACGTTCAACGCTTTGATGGCCGCTATCACGCCGATCAAGGACGCCTTCCGATCGATATTCCCGGCCATGACTGGAGAACGTCTAGCCGCGATCACAAAGGCCATCCGCGATTTCACAGCAAAGCTGACGATAGGGTCTGAGACGGCCTTCAAAGTTCAGCGTGTGTTCCAAGGCATATTCGCGATCTTGGACATCGGCTGGATGGTCATAAAAGCCGGGATCAAATTCTTCGCCGGACTTTTCGGCACGGTGACAGAAGGCTCCGGCGGATTCCTCGATTTCGCGGCAAAGATCGGTGACTGGTTTAACAACCTGCGCTATGCGATCAAGAACGGTGAAGGTCTCACCAAATTCTTCGGCAAGTTGACGAGCATCCTCACGCCGATCATCACGTTGCTCAAAGCCTTTGCCGGCATCATCCTTGGTGCGTTCAGCGGCCTGACCAACATCGATATTTCCGGTCTGACGTCACTCAAGACTGGTCTCGCTCCAATGGGCCGTCTGGGCGACAACCTCTCCGCAATCTGGAGCAAAGTTACGTCTGCGCTCAAGACTGCTTGGTCTGCGTTTGCGCCACTCAGTTCGATGTTCTCGGCATTCTTTGGTCGGTTCGCGACGACCATTCAAGATGCTTTCAGCGGTGTTGACTATTCCGCAATCCTCGACACCATCAACACGGGTCTGTTTGCAGGTCTCGTCCTCATGATCAAGAAATTCATGAAGGGTGGCCTCGACCTCAACATTGATGCCGGTGGTGGTCTGTTCAGTGGAGTCAAGGAAGCGTTCAGCACTTTGACCGAGACGCTCAAGATCATGCAGGCCAGTCTGAAAGCAAACATCTTGCTCAAGATTGCTGCAGCCATCGGCATCATGGCCATCGCTGTTATTGGTCTGTCTATGGTGGACCCGAAGCGCCTCAC